AAATTGACGCATCTTTTTTGGGTGCTGGAGTGGGAGCGATTGGTGCGGCACTTGTAGGTACGGCACCACAAGGGCCCGCGTTTGTGCCTGTCAGTGTTACCGATTATTCGGAATATACTAGCTATTTTGGCCCATTAAATACTTCCCACATTTTAGGTTATGCTGCGAGATCGTATCTTAGAAACGCAGGATCTGCAAAGATTGTACGAGTGCTTGGCCCCGAAGGTCGTACCGTCAACGGCGCTGAAGTCACCGCTGGGTATACCGCTGAAAGTATTTGGGGTATTACCGCGGGTTCAGGTTCGGTCGGTGCTATTATGGCGCTCTTAGAAATTACGGGATCTCACGACTTGGTTATTAACGATCTCGGAAATGATTTATTTGACGTAAGAATTACTGGGTCGATTGGCTCTCTTGCTGCTGTTACTGCTTCATTTTTGACCAGTAGCTCAAATTACATCAAAAAGGTTCTCAATGCCGATCCTACTCTCTTTTCTTCTGTTGGGTACTATGTTCGCGATACATATGATTATGCATTTAAGACCGTGAGGCAGGGCAACGCTCTATATTCTTCGGCAAGTTATGCTGTTACAAATTTTCAATTTGGATACAACAGTGGCTCTACTCCGTGGATTAAATCACAATTGTTTGGCGGAAGCTCAGAGTATAACCTTTTTAGGGTTCACACTCTTGGTCATGGCGAAGCGGAAAATGGTAGATTGAAAATTTCCGTTACCAACATTCGTCCTTCGGCCGCGCCAACAATTAGTGAATTTGGAAAGTTCGATCTAGAGGTTCGTTCGTTTTCGGATACCGACAAATCAAAAAGCGTTGTTGAATCGTTCGTCAACCTTTCCTTGAATCCTTCCGACAATAACTATATTTGCCGAGTTGTTGGTGATAAGCACTTCAAATATGATGTTTCCCGCGAGAAGCTTGTTGAATACGGTGACTATACAAACGGATCAAGATTGATTCGTGTAGAAATGACTACGGGATCTTACCCTGACGCCGCCGCGCCTTGGGGTTTCAGGGGTCTTAGCAAGCCAAATCTTTCAGTACTATCTGGTTCTGGCGCGGCGGATACGGGTGTTGATGTGGATGTTTCTAGCGCCATTTTGGCCGTTCCTTATGTCGCAGACCTAAACGACAAGAAAACTCAAAGTGAAGCGCAAACAAGCATTTATTGGGGAATGGAAACGGTTGCGTCAGGCTCGGTATTGTCCAGGCTGACAAAACTTCCAACCATGACTGGTTCTGATGCGGACTTTAGCTTGACTAATGTTTCTGGATCTTCACTTTCAACGTTGCTTTATAATGCTTCGAATCCTGTCGCCTCACAGAAGTCGCCAGGCACTTCGACTAGCCATACTACGTTAGATTCGTCACTAGCAAAGTTCACGGTTCCTGTTGCTTTCGGTTTCGACGGATTCGATAGACGCCTCGCAGATCCGCTGAATAACGAAAGTCAACTCGCTGCGATTACTCAATTAGGTATTCAGGCTTTACGCCAGGGTATTGATGTTGTTTCAGACCCCGATGCTGTTGATATTAATTTGTTAGCGATCCCTGGAGTTTACAGTAGTAAAGTGGTTGATTATGCAATCATTAAGGTTGAAAACCGTGCTGATGTATTTTACGTCGCTGATGTATCAGGCAGCACCCCTACTGCGATAATTCAAGAAGTTAAGAATCGTGGTTTTGACACAAATTATGCAGCTGTTTACTATCCTTCAATCAAGGTATATGACGACATCAACAAGGTGGCTAAAGAACTTCCCGCCTCTGTTGCTGCGGTAGGTGCGATTGCCTTTAATGATCGTGTTTCATATCCTTGGTTTGCTCCTGCTGGGTTAAATCGTGCGGGGCTCGGGAGAGATACCATCGGGTTTGATGTTCTTGGTGTCATGGACCAGTTGAAGCAATCAGAACGTGATTCACTATATGAAGCAAGAATCAATCCGATTGCTAGATTTCCTGACGTTCCGCAAGGCGTAATTTGGGGGCAAAAAACATTACAACTTAAATCGTCTGCTTTGGACAGGATCAATGTCCGTCGGCTGATGATTAAGGCGAAGAAACTTGTTGCTAGCGCGGCTAAGTATCTCGTGTTTGAGCCTGGTAATGCTACGACCCAAACCAGATTCCGCCAATCTGTTAACCCGATTTTTGCTGAAATTCAACAAAAACAAGGTCTTGAAAAGTTTTTGGTGGTAATGGATTCAACTACCAACCCTCCTGAAGTTATCGACAGAAACGAACTGAGAGGTAAAATTTATTTGGTTCCGACCAGAACCGCTGAAGCAATTTCTGTAGATTTCGTTATCAGTCCTAGCGGAGCTTCTTTTGAAGAGTAAAAAGGGAAAAAAGATTAAACGGAGAATAGTTATTGTACAAGAAATATTTTGTATAGTATACTAAGTGGAGGATAAATACTTTGGCTGAAGTTCTTGATATTCAACAAATGTTAGCTGACACCTACGAACCTAAACGAAAGGGTAGGTGGATTATGTCTATTGGAGGCATCGATGCGTTCACATTAAAGACCACATCTCGCCCCCAATTAAGTTTCGATGAAACGGTTATTGATTATATTAATCAGAAAAGATATTTCTCAGGTAAGGGCACTTGGTCTCCACTGAATCTTACATTATATGACCCGATTGTTCCATCTGCCGCTCAAAAGGTAATGGAGTGGGTGAGGCTAGATTGGGAAAATACAAGTGGTCGTATGGGCTACGCTGCCTTCTACAAGAAGACGATTAATCTTAAGCTGTTGGACCCTGTTGGCGCTGTAGTTGAAGACTGGGAACTTCAAGGATCATGGATTCAAGAAGCAAACTTCAACGACCTAGATTACTCCTCTTCGGATCCTGTTGATATTGCTCTGGTTATTCGTTTTGATCAGGCAGTTCTTCTCTACTAATTCTTTTTTTCGCTCCCATTCTGCATCTCTTTTTTCTTTACATTTGCGCTTTCTTGATGTAAACTACATCTATGAGGCTTTGTGTCATATGCGAGAGAGACGTGGCCAGGAAAGGGTTTCCTTCTCATTTGAGAAAGTTCCATCAAGAATCGCAGGAGAGTTATACTCTGAAATATCTCCTACACAACGTTCGTCCTTTGTGCCAATGCGGTTGCGGGGAGGCAACGTCATATGTCAAAAAAGAATACAGGTTCAATAATTACATTCACAACCATCATAAGCCCACGCTGGGTTGTCGGTTGACGGATGAAACAAAAAAGAAGATTTCCCAAAAACAAAAACAGCACCAATCCACACTGACGAAGCAACAAAGAGCCAACAATGTCAGAAAAGCGCAAGATGCAGCAAAACAAAAAAATATAGAAAAATATAGCTATAATAGTGTGGATAATATTTTCTTACTTCAAGGACACAGCTGGAATAATATTATGCTCGCCGCGCGCAAAAAAAATTGTATTCCGCGTTTTAAATATGAAGAGTACAAAAACAAAGGTTTCTTAAAAGAAGTGCTTGACTACATCTCACAGGAAGTAAAATACACCAACCCTATAATCGAAAATGACAGAAAAACTCTTAACCCCCTTGAATTGGGTATAAATATACCAGACAAGGGGCTTGCAATTGAATACCATGGATTGTATTGGTGCTCGGAAAAATACAGAGAAAAGCAAAGCCACTTTAAGAAATTTCAACTGTGTCAAGAAAAAAATATTCAACTACTACAAATATACGAAGATGAATGGAGAGAAAAGGGCAATATTTGGAAATCCATCATATCACTAAAACTCGGTCACGTTGAACACAAGTACAACGCAAGAAAACTCACACTACAGGAGGATGCTTCCCTTGCCGAATTTCTCAACCTAAACCACCTGCAGGGCGACGTGAGATGTCAAAAATCGTTCTCACTCCACCTCCCAGATGGCTCGCCAGTGTTCTGTATTACGCTACGCCGCCCATTTACAAAAGGTAAATCCGACTGTATGGAAATAGCAAGAGTATGCTCGCTACAGGGCACTGTTGTCCGTGGCGGTCTTTCTAAATTAATGAAGAGGGTTGAACAGTGGTGCAAAGACAATAACTACAAAAAAGTATTAACCTATTCAGATTGTCGCTATTCGTCAGGCCAAGCATACTTGAAATATGGATTTAACCTCGTAAAGCACACAGGAGCAGGATACGATTATACAGATGGAATTGACAGATTTTTTAGGTTTAAATTTCGTGCTCAGCCAGGAAAGACAGAAAAGACAGTAGCGGAAGAAAACTGTGTCTATAAGATTTATAACGCAGGAAATTATTTATGGGAACTAAGTATACAATAAAGGAGATTCTTGATGTCGACTATTACCAATAACAATGCAATATTTCAGGCCACCCTCGCCGATTCTACTCCTGTTATCAGGGAAACCACAGGATTTGATGTTCCAATTGAAAGTGTAACGCTGCCAAGCAAGGGTCTCGCCTATCCAATCGGGCACCCACTTAACAACGAGGAGGTAGTTGAGATTAAGTGTATGACAGCAAAAGAAGAAGATCTTCTAACTTCCAGGGCCCTTATTAAGAATGGTACTGTTATTTCGGAACTTCTAAAGTCCTGCATGCTAAATAAATCTATCAATCCAGATGAAATGCTCGTTGGGGACAGAAATGCGCTACTAATTGCGATTCGAATTACTGGCTATGGCGACTCATATACAGCAAAGGTCACATGTGGCCACTGTGGAGATAGTTATGAAAACGAAGTTTCGTTAACTGGATTAAAGATTT